AGTGGTTCGGAAACATAATAGCTGTAACGAAGCATGATCTGACGAGGTCGGATGATGGCGAAGGCGTTATGAGCGCCGATTGTTACAAGAAGCTCGTGGCCCGGGGGCAACTTACGATGCTCCGGCCGGGCAAAGGGCTTGGATCGTACGCACTGATTGAGTACGCTTCGATGCCGAGCCGGTTCCGTGACCGGTTCGAGGCCAAATACGGAGATCCAGAGAAGACGATGAGACAAAATGAGATTACACTGGCAGCCGATCCGGAGGCGCAGCGGTTCTTTCACGATCACCTGCTGCCTAACGGAGAGCATCTGCCCGAGGAGAAGCAGAACGAATATACGTTGAACGCCCGGGTGCTGAACGCCCTGCGTGACATGTTCAACACCCAGCGGGCGATGCGCCGCGCGTGCAACAACAACACCCCGGTGATCTGGACGAATATCTTTGCTGCAGCCGAGCAGCTCCGGGCGGCATACGGGCATACGCTGCCCAAGAGTGAGGCCCGCCTGCGCGATAAGATGCGGCAGTACGCAAAGGAGGGCTATGCCTGTCTGGTGTCGGGGAAATTCTGCAACAGCAACACGCTCAAGATTACGAAGGCTGCCGGGCGTCAGATCATCGCATTGCGCCGGTGTCGTGTGCCGGTGTACACGACGCAGCAGCTCTTCGACGAGTTCAACCGGATTGCCGCCCAGCGTGGCTGGAAACCTCTCGAATCGAAGGCTTCGCTTGTCCAGTACCTCGAGCGCCCGGAGATCAAACCCCAATGGTATGACGCCGTGTACGGGGAGTTGGCCGCCAAGCAGCTCTTCGCGCGCCGGAACAAGACCGTGATGCCAACCCTGCGAGACTCGCTGTGGTACGGCGACGGAACGAAGCTGAACCTCTACTACAAGGCAGCCGAGAACGGCCGATGGGTGGTGCGCACGGCATCGGTCTACGAGGTGGTTGACGCCTACAGTGAGACGCTGCTCGGTTACGCTGTGAGTGACACGGAGAACTTCGATGTGCAGTTTCGAGCCTTCCGCATGGCAATCGAGACATCTGGCCACAAGCCGTATGAGATCGTCACCGACAATCAAGGCGGCCAGCGCAGCAAGGTTGCGCAGCGCTTCTTCGCCAACATCTGTCGGGTGAACCGCCCGACAGCTCCCTACAATGCCCCGTCGAAGAGTATCGAATCGATCTTCGGACGCTTCCAGCGGCAGGTGCTGCACCAAGACTGGCGATTCACCGGAGGTAATATCTCCTCGAAAGAGTCGTGGAAAATCAACCGCGAGTTCCTCGAGGCGAACAAGGAGCAGCTCTACACCTACGAGGAGATGCTCGCGGCCTATGCCGCCGCCCGAGGCCAGTGGAACTCCATGCCGCACTATGAGACCGGAGTCGCCCATGAGGAGATGTACCGCACGTCGGTCAATCCGGAGACGGATCCCGTGACAGAGCTGGATATGATCGACCTGTTCTGGCTAACGACCGAGCGTCCGAGCCTCTTCTCGGCTGATGGCATCACCATCCAGTACCGCAACCGAAAATACACCTATGAGGTGCTCGACGCCTCCGGCCGGCCCGACATGGAGTGGCGGCGGGAGAACACCGGCCGGTCGTTCTTCGTGCGCTTCGATCCCGACCGCATGGATCGTGCGCTGCTCTACGAGGAGACCCCGATGGGACTGCGCTTCGAAACCGTGGCCTATCCGTACCTCACGGTGCGCCGAAACATTCAGGAACAGCGGCCGGGCGACATGGAGCTGCTCCGATGGAACGACGCTCAGATCAAGGAACAGCGCGTTCGTCGCCAGATCGAGAATCATGCACTCGAGCTCGAGCATGGAGTCGCCCCGGAACAGCACGGGCTCCGCACCCCGGCCATCAAAGGAATCAGCGAACGGGAGTTCGAGCGACTGGCCGATACGGTCATGGTGGTGCCGACGACGCCGGCCTCCGAGCCGATCGCGGTTGGCGAATATACCAAAGCTGTAAGCAATACGGACTACGATCCGACCTCCATTTTCAACAGAATGTAACTTTCAATCACAGCCAATATGAAACAGTTATCACTTGAAGAGAAGAAGAGCATTCAGGCTCAACTGCAGGCGTATGTCGCCAAGTATCCCAGCCAGGCGAAGGCCGTTAATTCACTGACGGGGGTCAGTGTTGGAACTATCAGCGTAATTCTGAACGGTAAGTTCGACGGCGTCAGTGACGAGATGTTCGCGCGCATCCGCGCCCAGGTGGCGCCGGTCGGTGCCAGTGACTGGAACCTGTGCGAAACGACGGCGTTCCGGGAGCTGAGCGCCATCTTCGAGGACGCGCGGCAGAACAAGAATGTCGCATGGATCGTCG